ACTATAGAAACGTCTTTTTGATCCATTAGATCTAATGCTCTAATGTAATCTTCCACAGACTGACTATCAGGTTCGGCTATTTTGTAAAGGACTTTTACAATGTCGTCCGTTTCTAATATAATTGGGTCAACGGACAGTGAATCGCCAACCCATGTCATGATAGGATCTCCTTCATCATTTGTCCCAAAAGTAACAAAGTCAGATGTTAAATCTAAAAACTCTGTTGTGCCATCAAGTCTAATGGACAATGCAAAATTATCTGTATCGGTGACAGTTGGATCTATTGGAGTGTTGGCGAGAACAAACACAGTTTGGTCTTCTTCTACAAAAAAGGATTCACAATATGTTGATTGTGACACAATTTGCCATAGAGCAGTACATTTTGTCAATTTCATTCCAGCTTGATCAAATGCCTCTTCTAATCCGCCTTTTGTTCCTTTCTTTTTATACAACGGGACTGAGTTTTTGATTTGCCTTCTCCAACGAGTTACATCATTTCCTTTTAGCTTTACATTAAATTGATTGGCTAGAAGTGGGAGAAGCGCAGTTTCGGTAGCATTTGCGTCTAACAAATCAATCATTTGATTTGTGAAGTCTTCTATGAATGTAAATCCATCTGCAACAGAATTGTTAAGCCTCTCTATTGTTTCTGGTGTTTTGTCATTGTCGCAAATTATTTGCGAATACATGGTTGGGGTGTAGTTTTTTAATAATGTAGAATATTTTTCTGGATCAGTGCTATGGGTTGGTATAGCGGTACTTTGTAATGTGTCTCCATGAAGTGTGAAGTGAAAAAAGTCACTGCACTTATCCCCAGCTATATGAGGGGTCCATTTCCAACAAACGAAATAATCGCCAGGGCGAGCCTGACCATTTGATTGCCAATGATATTCAAAGTGTCCAAATTGAGTGTTTCCATCTTCGTCTTCGTCAATCAATATCAATTGATTGTCTTCGTCAGATCCAGTAGAAAGCCACGCTGGTCTTACAGAATTGCCAATAACTTTTACTGCTTCTGCATTGTTGAAATAAAATTGACTTACTGTTCCTGATGCATCAGCCTCACTTCGCCTTTTTATTGCTTCGGACTCCAATTCTTCATTGCCTGGATCAGCACAAGAAGCCTCTTCTGCCGCTTCTGCAACCTCCACTAATGTTTCATCTGGTATTCGCTTATCAAATGCTTGTGCGTTTGTTGCGGTAAAGTCCTTAGAAACAAAGTATATTTTTACATCATCCACTTTGTATGGATTTTCCAAAAAACAGTTATCAACTGGAGTTTTGAATTGTAAAATTACTGTATCCGTATTTTTCGGATTTTCGTTTATTCTTTTATCAGCCATTATTCAAAATTAAATGTTATTGTAACAGTGTCAGGTCTTATTATTTCAAAGTATCTGGCAACAACAATGTCCCCAGAATTATCCTCGTCATCAGTGGTAAATGTCACATCAATTTCACTTAGTTCTCGCATATCAGAAAGTGCTTTGATGATGTCTGCTTCTTTTAGGTTGTCTCCGAATTCCCATGAATTTAAATTGAAAAATCCATCTATGCGACGGTCAATCCTTTCTCTTAATTCATCTTCAAAGTTTCTATGCAACCTGTTTACAGTAACATCAATGTTTACATCGGACAAAATCACTTCTCCATTTCTGATGCAAACAAAGTCTGTAAACATTTTCTTAACATCTAGTTCATCGGCAAGATCTTCTTTTAGATCATTCCCAGCTTCGACTAATCCGTTTTCTCCTTCTCGTGCCAAAATGTACAAATCAATAACATTGCCAGCACACCCATGATTTCTTAAAACAGCGGTAGACTTTCCAACTTGACCATGATATGGAGTAGCAAAAAGATCGGCTAATGTTTTGTAGTCCAACCCTGTTACTGCACGATCTTGTGTTCTAAGGAATTTTGGAAGATTTCTTCTAATATCTTCAACGGTATCCCCATCATATCCGCCAATGCCAGCGGTAAAGTTTCTAAATGATACTGGAACCCTAAATGGAACGTTTGGAACATCAAACCCTCTTTGTGTTGCTGCAAATCCAGTAACAATATTACCTGCTGTGCCACCACCAGATCTATATGTTGCTTCAATCGTAGAACTTCGTGATGGCAAAAGCCCTGCAATATCATTTCCAAAAATAACAAAAGCATTATATTCTGAATCAAATTCAACCCTAAATTCTCTACGTGGCTGTGAATCAGAGAAATAATCTACTTGCTCCCAAGGTATTCCGTCTACGCTAACTCTGATTGAGTCAAATATGACTGGCGATTGCTCTAGCTGAATAGTTTGATTTGCCTCTCCGGTTCCTGTAACTATATCTGTAAATGTTTTCCCTTCGACTCCTATAACTGTGTCGTTAACTAGGCTTCCTGCTGTAATTATAATTGGATCGTCAAATATTGGATTATTGTTTGCATCTGCCGGAAATAACTCTATCTTAACATTTCCAACGTCTACGATTAGTGGGGCATCAATTACAAGATCTGTAGTTAGTGGAGTATTGATTACGGCACTCCATTGACTTGTTGCTGCTATAGGCGGAGTTGGTTCAAAACCCATTAATTTTGAAAGTCTGAAGGCATTTTCTATTTCTGTTACGGTGTCAATGAAAATCTCATTGGCAACTTGGTCAGTTTTGAAAGAGAGTGTATCTGCTATAAATGACCAAGACTCGATCAACATAAGAGCCAAATCTGATTCAATGAAATCATTGAAATCTGTTGAAAAACGATTTCTAATAAAATCAATCAACCTACTTTTCATTGACCAAAAGTTTTGATTAGTGTAATTTAGATTTACTATATTTTGATTTTCTATAGGTTCGGACTGTCCTAGTGGTGTTACGTCAAAGGGACAATTATTATCAGCAGCCATTTATCCTCCAAGTGGTACTTGCAATACTAATTCTTGAACTTCCTGTATTTCTTCTGGGTCGAAAAAACTTATTCTAATAAACAATATATGAAGTTCGTCATCAGATGTTTGAGCAGGATTTAAGGAATCCTTAAACTCAGGACCTACGCCAACATCAATTTGATTGACGGCTATTCGTGGTTCCCAAAGTTCTATCGCTCTAATGATCATTTCTCTGGCCATAATTTGAACAGTTTCATCATTTGGCTCAAACATTAGATCCTTTAGAGGAGTGCCATAATCCAATAACATCACTCTTTCCCCAGGATTGGTCAAAAGTAATTGCAAAAGATCTGCTTTAATTTGATCAACGCCAGAGGAACTTTGCAACAGTCCTCTTGGTTTTTTAGTAATTGGATAAGGAACACCAATGAATTTTTTTGCCATTTATTTACCAAATATATTAATTAACTAACAGCCGCCATCAGCGGCTTCAGGTCCTTGAGTGTCGGCAGATGCGAATACTCGCATGCTCATGGATTTCTCCGTCCAGTGAACAAATCCTGTCATTGGACACACTTTTGGGCATCTTCCTACAATAACGGGGTAGATGCAAGGAGTTGGCTCACCATTTGAATCCTCGCAATCTCTTCCCGCTAATAATAATATGTATGATTCTGAGAAGAATACGTGTAATTGAGCGTGATTAAAATAAACTTGATCTGTGTCAATCAAAAAGTTGTCTGTCACAAGGGTGAATTTATTTTGTGGTCCCAAACATCCTTCCTTGTCACCAACAACATTAATGTCCACACCAGCAGTTGATCTAATATAGTCTCCAGCAGCCCGTAAAAATACATACCCGCAGTTCGGAAGCTCTTGCATTCTTAGGAAGTGAGGACCGCAACAAGCATCATATTGTGGAGTTGTAAGCTGAAGAAATTGCTGCTGTGTTTCTTGTTTTTGGGTAAAGGAGTCGTTCATTTCAATTTGAACACCATATCCAGTTCTCAACTTAATGAAGTTTCTGTCGCTTTTGGCTGTTGGAGCAGGCTGTCCCTTGTCTGCTCTTGGAGGGCTGCATTGTTTTGCGGTAACATCTGTCATTTCTATGGTGTGGCTGCTTGTGCTTTTAAGGAATATTCCTCTCTCATCACCAGCGGTACATTCTGGGGTTGTATGGTCATTTAATTTAATACTATTGCCAGAAGCAGTTTCAATTCTTATTCCATTATCTTTATCTCTGTTGCTTGGAGTATCTTCTGTGTCCATCATTTCAAGTATGTGACCAGTAGCAGACTGAAGATGAGTTTTCCCCTTGTATAAATCATTTGATCCAAAACCAAATGATTCTAAAGACCTTTCCCATTCTGGGCATCCCTCTGGCATATCCACTGAATCATCAGCAACTAAATTATGACCAGAGATAGATTGAATTTGAAAACCACTTTGCGGCAATGCACATTTAGGGTTCAATGGTGTGCCAGGACCACGATATGGTCTGCATTCGCTGGCGTGCTTGAAGTAAGGATTTGTTCCTTTGTTCATTTCCTCTTTAATTTGTTCGCCACTTCTTGCTTGACAATCACCTAGAATTGGTTTTGGTTGACCGCAATCAAGGAAGTTTGTACTTGAATCACATTCACTCTTATCTTCCCCAGATTCGCCACATGAGGCAGGACTGCCTAAGGCTACTCTTTCTAGGTTTTGGCATCTAACTGCAAATCTAGGAGGTTCTGGAGGTCCCATGTTTGTGTTTGACCATTCTCCGCACGGTCTAAGATGATCATCTTTGAACATCAACCAATTCCCAGTGCCAGACATTAATTCAAGTCTTTTATATCTTCTATTGCATTTTGCATTTCCATCTACCATTTTAAGCATGTGCTTTTCTGGAGTTTTAAATCCGTAAATGTGAGGCCATGTAACGCTTCTTTGTGCGGCTTCATCTTCATAAAAGTCGCTTTCTGTGTCTGAATCAAAGTTGTTGTAGTTTTCTGTGTTCCAAGGCGGGAATATCTGAGATCCGTCATTTGGACCTACCAAATACCCTTTCCGGTGTCCTTCCCAAATGCAATCATATTCATCCACCGGAAAATTGAAATTATGAGGATTGCCATTACATTCAGATCCATCTGGACCACGATCTCTTGTCCATATTGTACCAATGTAATAAATTGCATCACGATCACCAGCCTCACACATTAAACATAAAGTTGAACTTGCTGGCGGAACCCAATTTAATCCACAATCATCAAATCCTCCCATTGAGCTTACTTGATTTGCAAATGGCAATTGATCAATTGTCGTATCTGCGTCTGTCCAAAGAGGAGAATAAAATTGAACTCTGTTTTGCTTAAGTGGATCTATAGTTTGAACGCACATTGCGCGATACATGCCAAATTGCATCGGCTTTTGAATATCTGTTTTAAATCTTCTTTTGAATTCGCTCTGAACAACAGCACTTAAGTCAGTGTTCATAGATTGGAGTCTTTCTTCCAACACCTTAAGCCTGTTGTTTAGTTCTGTTACATTAGCCATAATTTTTTAACCTATTTAATTGACCTATCCTCTTTAACTGACTGTCACTCCGCCAGACCCCTTGCATCCAATTGGCTGATCTTTACTTATATTCACCATCGGCGCTGCAACCCACATATCAAATAACGTTTGGAATGATCCTTCTTTTATTTGATGAGTGATACCTTTTATTATCCAATTTTTGTTACTAAAATGGGTATTTACAGTTGGCTCTGCAATCCACTCTCCACAGTCTCCACTTGCGCCAGACGGTGATTTAATATAGTGATATGGATTTACTACTATTATTGAAAATGCGTTTGCAACCATTTGAACAGGAGCAAAAAATGCTGGATCTCCTTGAACAGTTAACTGACAAGAAATTGGCTCATTGTTGATCCAAGCCCTGTTTAATTTAGGAGCAATCTTTGCATTTTCTTCATTTTGTTTGCCTCCATGTTGGGTTCCAGATTGTTCAGTTGGAATTAGATTGACAAGCATGCCATTTTCTTCTTGAAGATCACAGTCTGGTTCTGAGCCATCAACCTTTGTAGCTCCTCCGCCCTGCGCGGTGGAATCACCGCCTCCGCTCGGATTGGCGTATTGATATGCCCATTTTATTTTTGGAGCAAATGATATTACTGGACTTTCGCCTCCTCCATTTACAAGATATGTCCCCATATTTCTCTGCAATCCACCCTTACAATCACATGATGGCTTAGGGCTTTCTAAGAATATTAAAGTAGGATCTTCCTTGCATGCATCCCATATTGGAACAAATGGCAGTTCTCCATGTTCTGACAACGCATCTTTCAACCATTCAAGCGCAGCCCTAAATGGGTCGTTATTATTTGTGTTGTACAATCCCTGAGCGCCACCATGACCAGGACCAATGCTGTCAGGTTTTGAATTTTCAACTTGCTTAAATCCAACATCGACCAACTTTCCCTTCTTTGTCACTCTTTGAAATTTGACAGTAACTCCCCTGTCATCGAACATTTGAACTATGGCTTCACGCATTGACACTTTTTTGTCTTTGTCTGTATTGCTTCCTTTCGGAGAATCTTCTCTTGTGTCAATCATTCTTTGCATTGTGTCTACTCCTTCAATTATGAACTTGATTTTGCCACTTTCATAATTCGTTGATATAGACATGGGCATAAAGAATATTTTACCAGTCTTTAAAGGTCTTGCAGATGTACTCGTGCAGGGAGCCTCTACAGGATCGCTAGATACTCCATCGCAATTTAGGCCAGCCCACCCAAATTCGACAGACATATCGTAATTTTTAGCAATATCTTTATTCTTCTTATTTAATTTTTTGAAAAAGGTGTCAAAGCTACCTCCTTGAGTGTCATGAATTTCTAATTCACACGAGCAGCCCCCAGTTCCATTGCACTTAAAAGAATATTGAAATCCCTTTATTACAGCAGCATTGTCTGGAGGATGTGATTGGTTTCCAACAGTGAAAACATCGCCTCCATCAGAAAATTGCGCTTTAATCCAAGGTGCCCAACTTTGGAATCGGTGATCTGCCCCTAACGCCTTTCTTATTCCTTGCCCTGCATGAAACTCGCTAGAAGTAATAAATGGTTCAAATGACATAATTAAAAACCCACATTGTTAGGGACTCGTAC